ATAAATAACATCACATCACTTGAAGCAATTTGTAGATATTCTACTTTAGGACTTATAGTATAAATGAATAAACATTCTAAATGATACATCAATGTGATTGATGAGAAATAAATTAAGGTTTTCATAGTTTATAAATTTTAAGTTTTAAGTGGCTAAGAAGAGAATCGAACTCTTTAGTAGGTTTATTGCCTACCTCTTACCAATTCAAAGCCAAAAATACTTGTCTTTCCAAGTTGTCAGCTACTAAATTAGCTTACAGTATATCCTTGCGCCTCAAATATACCGAGCAAGTATTATAGTATTTTAATTGCCTAATACTACTGACAATTTTCAGAAATCTTTTCTTTAATCCTACCTATCACATAGGTGTTATTAAAGAGATACATATCACATCCACAACCACATCCGTCGCCAGCGTGCTCTCTGATCACCAAGTTACCACTGATATAAGTGTCACAAGTTTCCCAGTCATATCCTGGGTGTGTACAAGCTTTATCAATAGTACGGTTACAATGAGCAACATAATGCTCGGCTTTCTTAAAGGTGTTGAATACAATAAAAGACATATACTTGAGTTTAAATGAGACAAAAAGAAGCAGTGATTTGACTCTCTTGGAGTCTGGCCTACCACGCAAACGCAGAATGGTAGGTAACTTGTCGCTCACTGCTAAAAGCGAAACAGGAAGAGAGGTATAAGTCATTCCTGGAGCGTTGCATCCGTATCATACTACGAACTGATGGCAGTCCCGAAGGAGTCCATCACTTATGTGGCAAGGAATCAATCCTCACCACGGGCCTTATGTTTCTTCTTACGAGTATAGTTCTTCTTATTCTTCTGAACAGAAGGACGCATAGCATCGTAGATTTCTTTCTGGGTAACAATAATCTGTTTCATTGGGATCGGTTTGAGTGCAAAAATAGAGACATTTGATAATTCCTGGTTTCACCTTACGGTTACTCACGATCTACGCCACGGGAAGGCGATTATCATAGTAGATCAATTGCCCCACATCATCTACTCAAAGGTGGGGAGAGCCAGCAACTTACTGGATAGACACTCGGTTAAGGGAAGAGTGACGATACCATATCTTACTAATAGAAAGAACAGAGCGAGAGTGTTACCTGGCCAATCTTCACACAAACGGTGTAAAGCACGCAGTGGTAACTAATTTAGAGATTTTCTGCGCCTCTCAGCACGGTCAAATGCACTATTGAGGTCTCTACACAGTCGAGGTGCGCCCTTTTTACTCTCTTCGGTGGGTGACTAGCCCTCCATATATCCTATTCTATTCTATTAGTACTTTCACAAGGTTGCAATCCTTGAATATAATCACCTTTGTCCAATTTATTTCATTGACAAAGACTGCCGTTTACTAGCCAAATTAATGACATCGGTTGTTCAATTTATATCCTGCTTGGATGAAAATATTAAAAAGTAAGAGTCGATTACTATTATTCATCGACTCTAAGGTAGAATGTGTTAGATTATAGAGAGAAGTAGATTAGAGGTACATGAGAGTCCTTTTACCTTTTCGCTATAATAATTCTCTATAAGGAGAGAATACTGGCTTTACGAATTATCGTTTATAAGCCAAGATTGAGGTGTAACACATCCATTTACAATCACTAAATTCTTCATAACTATCTGATTTATAAAGATTTATAACTGTTTATTCAACTATCACGTCAGTTGATTAACGACTCTTTTATTGAGATTTATATTCATCAAAGTATATCTGTTAGAAGAAACTCGAAAACATTAGGGCTCAAAGCCCCAATGTCTTCAACATAACGGTAGTACCGCTTTCCAACTCAACTTCTTTCCAGTTCACTACCTTGTAGCCAGCAGGAATAACCATAGAATCTCCTATGTTTAGCTTGTTCTCTTGAACAAAAGAACGTCTAACATAAACAGGTTCGTTAAGCATACCTACTGGATCAGATACAATTAGTAATGCTGAATGTTCTCCTCTGTCTGAATGATAAATACCTTTTAACATAGCTTTAAGTTTTAAGTTTTTACACGGGGGGTACTTCCCCCCCGCCAAAACTTAAGAGGGGTCGTGGACTGTGGTACTAACCACATCTGTATTCTCATCAAAATTTTAAAAGTAGTGGGGGGTACTAATGATTTAGTAAATATATGGGGGGTATGTATTATCTTAGTACTATGGAAGAATTTTTTAATAATATCAGTTTTCAGGAAAACGCAGGGATAATTCAGAGTATTCCGTTAGAAGGATCAGATGATTTCATCATAGTTATCTATGATAAAGAAGGAAATTTTAAGCAAATTACACATGTTATAATGGAAGAATAGAAGGTAATTGGTAAACTGCGTTTACCTTATATATATTTTTTCACACTAAAAATCTATCTAATTTTCTGAAAACCAACGACTTAAGCGTTTTCTTACTATCATATTTGGTAGGCTATTACTATCACATTTATGATAGTCTGACTATCATGTTTATGATAGTAACACTACCATATTTATGATAGTTAACACCATAATAATTTTTTATTTAAATGTCAAGTATATTGCAAAAAAAAATCCTGACCATTTCAGCCAGGATTCTTCGTTTAACCTAAAACTTAAACACAACTATGAAAAAGAATGAAAAGACTTCTCAAAGAGAAGTTTAGAAAGAACTGATATAAAAATAGTAATAAATAATGAATACCAAAAAGATAAGGCCATCATAGTTAAAGAAAAAATAGAAATATCTATAAATCTGTTACGGATCCATTTAAATAAATGCCAAGCATCAGTAACAAATACAAAATATGTAGAAGACCCCCAAAAACGTTCACCGAATTTAGGACAGCCGTCCTTCCACTTATTTTGCCAAGATATCTGAGGATTCCAGAACATTTGATTTTTGTCTTTGAATACAGATTCACTAAATTTAAATTGTAGTGTGTCCATCACAGCTTCTGCTATTCCTGATAACCCAAAACTTAAAACTGCTAAAATTAAATACCCTACCATAACCTATACATTTTTAATAAAGAAATAAATACTACCTCCAATAGCATAAAGGAAAATTAATAATAGAAGAATTCCTAAAGCAGGAGACACTGCCCATGCGGCTCCAAGACCTGTACCCTCTCCTCCCATAGGAACAAAAGAAAATAAAACTCCAAGTGTAGTGGTAAACAATACCAAAAAGAGTTTAAAAATACGTGACTGATGCCACTTTTTTCCATACATACTCATAATAATCATTTTAAAAAGTTTCTACAAATATACACTTTACTATTAATTTTTTATAATATTGCTATCAATATTTGATAGTAACTATACTTTTTTTATATTTGTACTATCAAGTTTCGATAGAAATTATATATTTGTATGAACTTTTATAAAAGAAAAAGGAAAATGGTCACAGTTTATCTGGATACAAAAGACAGTGTTCTTCTACTATCAAAGGATGTATCATTTCATGTGTTATACTATATTTTGATACAGTCTGATATGGAGCATAACTATTGGTATGCGGATAAAGTACATAAGGCCAGAATAATGGATAAACTAAATATTTCACCTCCTACTTTGGATAAGCATATAGCATCTTTAAAAGAAAGAAAATTAATTATACCAACAGGTAGTAGAGGGAAATACAGATTAAACATGCAAATTTTTTCAATTTAAATAATAAATTATGACAGAAGAACAAACAACAAAGGCTACTGAGGAAACGGGAAAAGAGTCAGTACTAACATCACGAGAGCTTAGACAAAATGAGAGAGTGGCTTGTGAAAAAGAAATTGCAGCTGTGCTTCAAAAGTACGGTTGTGAATTAACGGCACAAATGATCGTAGGGGAAAACAGAGTGGTCCCTCAGATTTTTATAATTGATGCCAGAGGTTAAACAGATATATAAATCAGCATCACTAGAAGCATTATTTGGTCTAGAAGAGGACATCATAACTAAGATTATGATATACTGTTTAAATACCAATAAAGATGTGGAAGTAGAGTACCAAATCTCAGGAAACACTCCAAACATTTTTTTATTACAAATTAAAATAATACAATTATGAAAAAAGAAGTAGAAACATTAAGAAATATTATGGACGGAATATTCAGCTCCATAAACAATTCTCATATCTCAAAAGGTACAGGAATGTTCTTTGTGTATAAGAACGAGCCTATCAAAGATGAAAAGGACAAAACAGTTGGTTGGGCTTTTACAGTCTATTTATCAGAACCAGGATATCCTTCCAGAGCACTTCAATCTATTCCATTTAACAAACCTAATGGTATGGATAGATATCAAATGGAGTTTAATGTATTAATGTCTGCTCTATGTATTTTTACTGAGAGTACATTACTACAATGGAATGAGTTGGGAAAAATGTTAAACACTGATCAGGAACTTCAAAAATCAGCAAAAGAAGTGATTAGTTAAATTAATGAGTTATGGTTAAAAAAATAATTACTTTGCCTACAGACGACAGCAAAATTTATAGGCAAATCCTTGCGTTCTTGAATTTTAGCCTTGAAGCAACTCCTCAAGAACGTGAGGTATTAGCTGAAATCATTCAGCTTAATAATGAATATGAGGCCCTCCCACCTAAGCAGAGGGCCAAATTCATTTTAAGTACTGATATGAGAAAAGAGACTAGAGAAAAATTAGATATTGAAGAAAAGCAGTTTAATACTATACTCTCTAGGCTTAGGAAGAAAACTATATTTGGAGAACCTGTTTTTAACGATGACGGTATATTAGCAAAAGCTTTGGAATTCAAACCTGACTCAGAAGGAGTTAAAATAGAGGTGAACCTAGTAAATGTAATTGCTAAAACTAATCCACCTCAACCAAAAGAAGCTGAACCAGAAACTGAACCAGAAACTCCTTTACCTGAAAAAGTAGAAGAACCTTTAGAAACAACAAAGAATAGAAAACTTGCTGCACCTGCTAATGGAAAAGATAATATTATAGAAGAAGAGCCTCTTCCAAGTGGATTCATAATATTAGGACCAAATGAGTAATAGACAACAGCAAATATTATTAGAAGTAGCAGAACGTCATGGTCTTAGTAAAAAACAGGCTGAGGAGATATGGAGTTTGTTTACTGAAAAGATAAGAACCACTATATCAGAACCTAATAAAAGAGGAAAAGACGGTCTATATGAAGTAGATAATTTTCCTATTATCCATATAGACAACTTTGGAAAATTTGTACCTAATTTAAGAAACATTAGACATGCTAATAAATGCCTGGAAAATAAAAAGAAAAATGATTAAGGTAAGGTTTAATTTAGGAAAAGGGAAGAACTATAAAAAATGGAAAATTACATATCCTGATAAGAAAGTAGATTACTACGACCCCAAGGAAGTGCAATTATTTATGACAGGATGTAGACTAAAAAACAATAAAAAAGCTGCAGAAAAGATATTCAAAGGAGCTAATAAATCAGTATGTGCTTGGGTAGAATGTGAGATGATTTTTATTTCAGGAAGTAATACTATGCAATTAGGAAGTATTCCAATTAAATATAATCCAAGAATTGCTCCTAATTGGTTAAAAGAAGGAGAAGATGTTGATGATGTTTATTTCCCTGCAATAGTTTCATTTGGTAAAATGTTATATGTAAAACAATGAGAGATTTTAGTAAACATAATTTTTGGAAAGAATTTCCTGAGCTTGTAATAGCTCCAGGACTCGATAAATTATACAAAGAAGATAAATCCAAAAATAAAGAAGACAGCTCACTTATAATGTGGGCTATTGACTTATGTGAAAATCTAGAATCTAAATTCTATAATAATCCTAATAAGTATAGTATCATTGCAGAAAAAGTTTTAAAAGAACCTAAATTTAAATGGAATAAAGTTAATGATGCTATTGAGTCTTATAGAGAATGTGTGTTATCTGAGGCAGAAAGAGCTCTTACTATTTGGAATGAGACAATGAGGCTAAGAAATACTTCCTTGAAAATTATGTATCAAAATGCATTTAATCAAAAAGATACGGATGAATTAGTAAAACTAGATAAAATGTTAGCCTTAACTCCTAAAATGTTTGATGATTATAAAAAAATCAAACAAGACTATGAGGATGAAAAAACTACTAAGAACGGAAAGAAGATTAGTTCAATCTCTGACGATGATGTAATATGATAATTAATAACTCAAATTTTAAATTAGAAGAGATTCCTAACTTTCATCCTGATTTAGAATACTATGAACGTATTACATTTTGGGGGGAACAGAAAAGAAGATGTATAGAAGGGTATTGGGTTTCTGGAAAATGGATGCCAGGACCACTTTACTATTATATCAATTTTCATAATATTCTATTTGAAGACGACAGTTCTGTAGCTCAAGCAGTAGGACTTCCTTGGCTACGTGATATAGATTGGGAATTATTCCTCTATTATGAAGAATGTAGGGGATTCTCAGGATTTGAATTAGATAAAGAATTTACATGTGATAGAAGATATGGCCCTGAAAAAGAGCTGTCTATTAAACTTAAACGTATTACAGAAGTAGAAGCTTCAAGTAAAAAATATATTCCTGCAAGAGATTATTTAAGGAAAAACCATGGAAAGTCTTTAGGAAAACCTTTATACAAAAATGGATCAAAACATTTTATAAGTATTCAGTCTCGTGGTGGCGGTAAATCTTATGCAACATCAGGAATAGCGAGCCATAACTTTCTATTTGATGGAGCAACAGATTATGATATTTATTTAGAACGTAAAAAATTAAAACAGTATATAGCATCTGACACAATTATTGGAGCTATTGATACTAAGTATACAGAACCTCTCATTAAAAAAATTAAAGCAGCTTTAGAACACCTGCCTGGTTCTTATAGAATTTCAGGAGATGAATTTCACCCATCGCCTTTATTAGTAAGTCATACAGGATCATTAGCACCTAATAGGGAATATACTTCTAAAACAGGTTCAATGCTACGTCATAGAACTTTTAAAGATAATCCTCTAGCAGCTAACGGTACTCGTCCAAATTTTGTAGCATTAGATGAGGTAGGTTTCATGAATAACATTAAAGAGTCTTGGGGAGCTATTGAAGCAACTCAAGCTTCTAAAGCAAAGAAGAATCTCGTAATATGGGCATTGGGTACAGGCGGTCTTGTATCAGGACAAGCGGCATTATATGCAGAAAGTATTTTTAGAAATCCTGAAGATTACAACTGTTTAGTATTTAATGATATATATGAGAATAGAGGAAATATAGGATACTTTGTTCCTTATTGGAAAACTCTCAACGAGTTTAAGACAAAGCCTGATTTTATTACAGACGAGGATTCTGCTAGAATGTATATTGAGCACAGGAGAAATGAAGCTAAAAAGTCTAATGATCCTTCTGTATATCAAACAGAAATAATTAACGGACCAATAGTACCCTCTGAAGCTTTCTTAGTTGTAGAAGGATCCTTCTTCCCTACTTTATACCTTAAGACTCAGTTATCTGAAGTTGAAGGAGGTCAGTATAAAAAATATATGGAATCTTCTTTTAAGGGTTCATTAATATTTACAGAATCTGGAGAAGTAGAATTTAGTTCTATCCAAGATATAAAACCTATTAGAAATTATCCTTTAGGAAAAACAGATTTAAAAGAAGGATGTCTTGAG